CCGGCTGTCGCATTACGCGCAATTACCTCGCCGGCACGCAGGAGCGTTATCACGTCCCGTGTCCGCATTGTGCCTACATGCAGCCGCTCGACTGGGAGAACATGCGCGATCGCCTCGACGAGGCGCATCCGGAGCGCGCGTGCTTCTGGTGTGTGAAATGCGGGGCTGCGATCGAACAGCATCATCGCGCGTCCATCGTCCGCCGCGGTGTCTGGATCGCGAAATATCCGGATCGGGCGCGCGAGCACCGCTCCTTCCATATCTGGGCGGCCTACGGGCCGCTGCAGAGCTGGGAACGCATTGCACGTCGCTGGTTCAACCTGCAGCGCGGCCGTCCCGACGGCGCGCACGAGGACACGAAGGAAGCGAAGGCCGCCGAGCAGGTTTTCTTCAACGACACGCTCGGGCTTGCCTATGAGGTCTCCGGGAAGTCCGTTCCATGGGAAGATTTGCGCGACCGCGCCGAAGCGCTCGGCTTCACGCGCGGCATCGTGCCGAAGGCCGCGCTGAAACTGACGCTCGGTATCGATGTCCAGCAGGACCGCGTCGAATGGCTGCTGATCGGCTGGGGTCGCCGCAGGGCGCGCTTCGTCATCGATCGTGGCGTCATCGACGGCCAGAACGCCATGCCCGGTGTTCCTTGCGGTGGGCATATTTCAGAGGATCCGGTGCGCGCCGCGCTGGACAGGCTGGTGGAGAGGACCTGGCCGGATGAGCACGGCAACCGGCGCCCGGTCGACCTGACGGCGATCGACGGCAACGCCTGGACCGACGATGTGCTCGGGTGGGCTTCCCATCATCCCGTTAGCCGCGTCATCGCCGTGCGTGGTGTCGGCCAGGAGACCGCACCGGTCTTCTGGCAGGTGAAGGTCGAGAAGAATCGGCGGGGGCGGCCGCGCAAATTCGGCCTTCGCTTCTTCAACTTCAATGCATCGCTGCTCAAGGCGCGCCTCTACCTCTATCTCGCCAAGGACGATCCGGAACAGACGGGCTATGTCGCCTTCGCGCGCGGCCTCGGGGATGATTTCTTTGAGCAGCTCACGGCGGAAGTGCGTGTCGGCCGCACCGGCAAAAACGGCTTCACCGTCTATTCCTGGGAGAAGGTGAAGCCCGGCGCACGCAACGAGGCGCTCGACATGATGAACCAGGCCGAGACGGCCGCGAACCGTCTCGGCATCCAGTACATGGCCGAAGAGGACTGGGATGCGATCGAGGACGAGCTTTCGAGACCGTCCGCAGATCCTCAGCTCGATCTCGAGAGCGCCCTTCTCGCGCCACAGCCGGCCAAAGCCGGCCCACCGCCGGCTTCATCGAAGCCGCTCGATGTAGTCGAACTCATGAAGCAGTTGAACGGGTAGATCATGCTCTCCGATTCGGATCGCGATCTCTATACGGCGCGTCTCGCCGAGGCGCAGGCGGCGCTGCATGCGCTGATCACCGGACAGCAGACCGTCATTGTCGCCTATAATGGCGAGAGCGTCACCTTCCGCTCTCCCGACGAAGGCAAGCTCCGCCGTTATATCGGCGAGTTGCAGGCCGCGCTCGACGGAAACTGCCGCGGACCCTACCGTAGGGGCGTCATCGCATGAGCGATCTGATCGATATTCACGGTGCGCCGCTGCGCGCTCAGGCATCAGCGCGGATAGAGGATTTCCGCCTTCGCGGCGCTCCCCACGGCCGGACCGCCTGGGAGGCGGCGAGTTACAGTCATCAGGATCTTGCCGGATGGGTGCCGCGCTCCGTCTCCGGCCAGTCGGCCCTGACCCATGAGCGCGACCTCATCGCCGACCGCGTCCAGGATATCGCGCGCAACGATGGCTGGGCGTCCGCCTCGATGTCGCGCTCGCTCGATCTCGTCGTCGGCTCGGGCTGGCGGCTCGCTGTCGACCTGCCGGCGAAGACGCTCGGTCTCTCCGACGACGAGGCGGACGAACTGGCCGACCAGATCGAGGAAGCCTGGGAATCCTATGCCGCCGATCCCGCCTTCTGGTGCGATGCCTACCGCCAGACGCCCATGGCGGGCGTCCTCGGCCGCGCGTGGCGCCATCGGCTGGGTGACGGCGAGGCGCTCGCCGAGATAGGCTGGGACGAGGGGCGTGGCGCTCCCTTCGCCACTTTCGTAAAGATCGTCGATCCCGACCGGCTATCCAATCCGGATGGTTCGCCGGACGCTGTCGACCGCCGCGCCGGCGTTCAGCTCGATCCGCACGGCGCCGCGATCGGCTACTGGATCCGCACGACCCATCCCGACGATGACGCCTTGTGGGGCGCGCGCACGGCGCACTGGGCTTATGTCGATCGCGAGACGGAATGGGGCCGTCCGGTCATGGTCCATGCCTTCGAGGCGGACAGGGCCGGCCAGTTCCGCGGTGTGCCGCCACTCGCGCCGATCCTGCGCAAGCTCAAGCAGATGGTCAAATACGACGAGGCTGAACTGCAGGCTGCGCTCGTCAACGCCGTGCTCGCCGCCTTCATCACCGCGCCGGGCAATCACGACGAACTCGCCGAAGCCATGACGACGAGGCAGATCGGCGAGCTGAATGCCGCCCGCTTGGCGGCTTACAGGGAGGCCCCGCCGCGGCTTCCGGGTGGCACGGCGCATTTCCTTTTCCCCGGCGACGAGGTGACGCTCACGCATCCCGGCCATCCCAACGCCGGCTTCGAGGCCTTCTTCCGCGCCGCGCTGCGCAATGTCGCGTCGACCATCGGCCTCACCTACGAACAGCTCACCATGGACTGGTCGCAGGTCAACTACTCTTCCGCCCGCGCGGCGTTGCTGGAAATCTGGCGCGGGCTGACCGCCCGCAAGGACATGTTCGCGGCGCAGTTCATGAACCAGGTCTATCGCGCCTGGCTGGAGGAGGCTTTCGACCGCAGGATCTTCCGTCTGCCCGGCGCCGCCGTCTCCTTTGAGGCCAATCCGGCCGCATGGGTCCGCTGCGACTGGATCGGCCCGGCGCGCGGCTGGGTCGATCCGCAGAAGGAGGCCGCGGCGGCGGGCATGCGCATGTCTCTCGGCGTCTCCAGCCTGGAGAAGGAATGCGCCGAGCAGGGCCTCGACTGGAAACAGGTGACGCGCAAGCGCGCCCGCGAGCGGCGCTTCCTGGTGGCGAACGGGCTCGATCCGGTTCCAGCCGAGCCGCAGCGCCAGACGGTCACCGAGGATGTCCAGGAAACGCCGGACCAGCGCGACCGTCGCGAACGGCAGGAGGCCGCCTGATGTTCCCGCACCTCGTCGCCAGGCTGTTCGACACGCCGCTCATGATGGAACCGGGCAAGGCCGCCGTCATCGCCGATGCGCTCGGCCCCCGGCTTCTCGGCCATCCGGTCTCCCTCCATGGTGTCGAGATGGGTGTGCTCGGCAACCCGCTCTATCGCGAGGAGGCCGAATATGTGCGTCCTGACATCATCGACGGCGTCGCCATCATCCCGGTCGAGGGATCGCTGGTCGCCAAGGGAAAATGGGTCAATTCCTATTCGGGGGAAACCTCCTATGAAGGCATCCAGGCTCAGATCGCCTCGGTGCGCGCCGATCGCGGCGTCCGCGGCGTGGTGCTCGAGGTAGATTCCTTCGGCGGCGAGGCCGCTGGCGCATTTTCCTGCGCCGAGGCGATTCACGCGCTGGCGGCCGAGAAGCCGACCATCGCCATCCTCACCGAAAACGCCTGTTCCGGCGGCTACCTGCTCGCCGCCGCCACGCGCGCGATTGTCATCCCGGAAACCGGTCATGCCGGTTCGATCGGCGTCGTGACCATGCATGCATCCGTGGCCGGCGCGCTGGAAAAAGCCGGCGTCGATGTCACCATCATCAAATCGGGCGCGCACAAGGCGGATTTCAATCCATACGAAAAGCTCCCCACGTCGGTGGCGCGCCAGGTGCAGGCCGACATGGATTCGATGCGCGATCTCTTCGCTGTCACGGTAGCGCGCTATCGCGGCGGGCGCCTGAGTAGGGATGCGGCGCTGGAGACGGAAGCCGCCGTCTATCGGGGCGCCGCGGCTCTCGCCGCCGGCCTCGTCGACGCCGTCGCCGATCCGATCGAGGCATTCGCGGCTTTCGTCGCGGAAATCGGCCGTTCGGCCACCATCCCTGCCTGACCGGCGGGTTCCAGCAAAGGAGAAATGACGATGTCGCTTGCAGCGATTATTCGGCGTGCCGCGGGCACGTCGACGATTGCCGCCGTGCCTGCGCCAGCGGCCGACGAGGAAGAGAAAAAGGTAGATGCAGCCGCCGCAGCGCCGGCCGCCGCCGGGACGGATAACGACGCGCCCGACGATCCGGATGATGCCGAAGATCCCGACCGGAAATCCGGCGAAACCGATGATCGTGAGATTTCTGCCGAGGTTTCTGCCGAGGATCGCGCGGCGTTCGATCGTGGCTGTGCGGCCGAGCGCGCCCGCATCTCGGCCATCCTCGGATCGGAAGAGGCGGACGGCAACCAAGCGCTTGCGGCGCACCTCGCCTTCGCTACCGACGATGCTCCGGAAAAGGCGCTTGCTGCGTTGAAGGCGGCCGGCCCGGCTGTGTCCACTGGCCTTTCGGCACGCATGAACGGCCGTCCGGCCTCGGCGCTTGGCAGGGGAGGGGAGAAACCCGCTCCCAAGGACGGCGCCGCCGTCTGGACGGGCGCCATCGGCAGGGCCGGCGTCAGGCGCAAGGCGAAATAGCCGGCCCATCCGCACGGCGCAACGCGATCTTCCAGCAAACATCGGAAAGGACACGACATGACTATCTATACGGACGGCCCGCGCACGGCCGGTTTCCTCATCTCCGAGGCGGGCAACCATCGCTCGCGCGACCAGGCTACGGTCGACGCCACCGGCGCGGCTCTCGCTCCCGGAACCATTCTTGGCCGCAAGGCCGTCGGAGCGGCGACCGCCACGGCGAAGGCCGGCAATACCGGAAACGCCACCATCTCCGCCGTCACCACGGGCGCCGGGGCCAAGATCGGTTCCTATTCGGTCGCTTTCACGGCGGCGACGAAGTTCGACGTGACCGATCCCGACGGGTTCAGAATCAGGTCGGGCCAGACGGGCACCGCCTATGCCGACGATATAGGGTTCACGATCACGGCGGGCGGTACAGCCATGGTTGCCGGCGACGGTTTCGATATCGTGGTCGCCGCCGGCAGCGGAAGGTATGTCCGCCACGATCCCGATGCCGGCGACGGCAGTCAGATCGAGGCCGCCATCCTCTTTGAAGGCCTCGCCGAGGATGCCGTGGAGCCCCGCACCGTTGTCGCGCGGGACGCCGAGGTCGCCGGCTCGCGGCTCACCTATTGCGCCGGGGCCGACACTGACCAGAAGGCCGCGTCGAACGTGGCGCTCGCCCGTCTGGGCATCATCGTCCGCTAGGCGCGTCAGCGCCGGCGCCCATGGGGAGAGGCACTCCCCTTCATCGCATCCTCAATCCAGAAAGGGATCACGACCATGCTCTCCATGGACGTCTTCAACGACAATGCCTTCTCGATGGCGAGCCTGACGGCGGCCGTCGACACCATCGACTACGTGCCCGGCCTGCTCGGCTCGCTCGGCATATTCGAGGACAGCCCCGTCTACACCCGCACCGTCGCGGTCGAGAAGCGCGGCACCGAGTTGGTGCTCATCCCGACCTCGCCGCTCGGCTCACCCCCGCGTGAGACCGACCGGTCGCAGCGGACCATCCGCGATTTCCGCACGGTGCGCCTCGCCGACAGTTTCACGCTCTATGCTTATGAGGTTGAAGGCATCCGCGCCTTCGGCGCGGAAAGCGAATTCGAATCGCTTCAGACCGAATATGCGAGCCGCATGGCCAAGGTTCGCGGTAACATGGAACTGACCCATGAATTCCATCGGCTCGGCGCCCTGCAGGGAAAGCTGCTCGATTCCGACGGCACCTCGGTTATCTACAACTATTTCACCGAATTCGGCATCTCCGAGCCGACCGCCGTCGATTTCGCGCTCACTACCGACACCACCAATGTCTGGCAGAAATGCCAGGACGTGAAGCGGCTCGTGCAGCGCGCCGCGAAGGGTCTGTTTACGCCCGCGACCCGCATCGCCGCGCTGGTCGGTGATACCTTCTTCGACAGCCTTGTCATGCATCCGAACGTCGAGAAATTCTATGCCAACTGGCAGGCGGCACAGAGCCTGCGCGAGGTGCAGGCCTTCGAGATGTTCCCGTTCGGCGGGATCAACTTCTACAACTACCGCGGCACGGATGACAATTCGACCGTCGCGATTCCGACCGGCAATGCCATCTTCTTCCCGCTTGGCGCCAACGGCGTCTTCAAGAAGGCGATGGCGCCGGCGGAGTTCGGGCCGTTCGTCAATACGCGCGGCCAGGACACCTATGCGATCAACGTCGTCGACCGCGACCGCCAGGCCTGGACCAAGGGCGAGCTCTATTCCTACCCGCTCTACCTCTGCACCAGGCCGGACGTGCTGCAGAAGGGCGTCGCCTCCTCGTAAATCGGATGAAGAGAGCGGGGAGTGCAACTCCCCGCCTCACACCACGGAAAGGCTATTTCCATGCAAAAGACGATTGCGGTGAGGATCGTGAATTCCGGCGCGAGGGGGCAGGTTTTCCCGACCCCCGGCGGTCTGTTCGAGATCCGCTCCGGCCAGACGGTCGAAAGGGTCGACATCCTTCCGCTGAGCGAGGAAAGAATCGGGCACTATGCCGCGCGCGGCGTGACGATCGAGGAAGCGAAGGGCAGAAAGAAGCCCGCGCGCCAGGCGGATATGTTGGATATCGCCACGCTCGAGGCCGATGTCGCCGCCAGGACCGATACGGTCGCCGCCATGGCGAAGGCCGCCAAGGCCGACGGGTCCGATGCCAACAAGGCGGCGCTAGCGACGGCCGAGGCCGATCTTGCTGTGGCCGAGAAGGCGCTTGCCGCCGCGCAAACGGCGTGACGGCAGCCATGGCCGATCCGTTCGCTGCGCTGCCGGGCGTCTTCGTCCGGATGTTTTCCCGCGGCGCAGTCATTGCCGTCACGCCGGTCGCTGGTTTCCCGCGGCAGGTCACGGGCATCTACCGCGCCGCCGGAATGGTCATCACCGGCCCGGATATCGACGCCATGGGCGATACGCCGCTTCTGCACCTGGCCGAGGCCGATTCCTACGATCTCGATGAGGGCGCTTCGGTCTCGATATTGCCGGCGGGGGCTTGCGAAGAACTTTTTTTCACCATCGCGACGCGCGAGCCGGACGGCCGCGGCATGGTTGTGTTTCGCCTGCAGGAGACGGATTGATGGCCCATGTCCGCGCGCAGATCCGTGCCTGGCTGGCAATGAACCTTACCGGCTCTGCCGAAGCCGGAAAGAACGTCTATGAGCAGCGCACATTGCCGCTGTCGAAACAGGACGTGCCCGCGCTCATCTTCTCGGTGCAGGGAGAGCGCGTGACGACGATCGATCTGTCAAGCCGCCAACAGCGCATCGTGACGGTCAGGGTAACGGCCGTGGTCAAGGGCGACAATGCCACAGGGTCGGACACGCTCGACGCCCTCGGCGCTTTCGTCGAAGAGAAAATTGCCGCCACGCCGAAGCTCGGCGGCTTCGTCAAGTACTACGAATATCTGGGGTCCAACTTCGCCTTCAACAGCGACGGCGAGCGGACGCTTTGCATGCTGAGCATGGATTTCGCGCTGGCCGTCTTCACGCGGCGCGAGGATCCTGAGACCGCCATCTAATCCTCACCGCCCTTTGGCAAGGCATTCCTGAAACCTGAAAGGAGGCCGTCATGGCCGATCTCTACGCCGTTGCTGGCGCGAAAATCTATATTGGCACCGTCGCCATGGCTCGCCCCGATGATGATGTCGACGAAAGCGATTTCTCCGGCGTTACATGGACCGAAATCGCCGATTGGACGCAGTGCGGCGCGTTTGGCGACACCCGATCCGTGATCACGACACAGGTCATCAGCCGCAAGCGCGACGTGAAGCTGGGCGGCACGCTCAACGCCGGCCAGATGCAAAACCAGTTCGCCACCAATACCGGCGATGCCGGACAGGTTGCGCTAATCGCGGCCGCCGCTGGCAATTCGAACTGGCCGTTCAAGATCGAATGGGACGATGCTCCATCCGGTGGCACGCCGACCCTGAATTATTTCATCGGCCTGGTCACGTCGGCGCAGCAGGCCGGCGGTGGCGCCAATACGGTTCGCCAGCTCAACGCCACGATCGAAATCAATTCCAATATCGTCGATGTTCCGGCGGCGGCGTAATAGGAGGGCGACATGACAGACGTTTCCATCACGGCCGCGAACGTCAAAGCCGGCTCGAATGCGATCGTCGATCGCAGCGGCAATGCCGGCGCGACCGTCACGGCCGGAGAGCCCGTCTACAAGGACGCGACCTCGGGCAAATACAAGCTGTCCGACTGCAACGCCACCGGCGCCAAGTCCTGCGACGGCATCGCCCTCAACGGCGCTTCCGACGGCCAGCCGCTCGCTATCCTGAAGGGTGGCGATATCACCATCGGCGGGACGCTCGTGGCCGGCACGGTCTACTGCGTCTCGGCCACGGCCGGCGGCATCGCGCCGCAGGCCGATATCACGACCGGCGATGATGTCATCATCCTCGGCGTGGCGAAGTCGGCATCGGTGCTCAACGTACACATCCAGACGCCGGGGGTGACGCTGTGAGCAAGGCAACTCTCGGTGCCGGCGATGTCCAGATCGTCCTCGATGGCGAGACCGTTACCCTCCGGCCCTCGCTGAAGGCGGCGCTTACCATCTCGCGCGAAGCCGGTGGCATAATGGGGGCTTTTCGGGGCCTCTCCGATCTCAATCTGGACACGGTGACCGGCATCATCGCCGTCGGGCTCGGCAAGAAGCCCGCCGAAATCGAGGAGGCCGTTTGGCGAACCGGCATTGCCTCGCTGGTGCCCGGTTGCACGAAATTCGTTTCGATCATCGCGAACGGTGGCCGCCCGGCGGACGAAGGCGATGGAGGGTCGGAAAAGGGAAACCCTCAGAGCGCATAAGCGCGGCCGAGTTCTATGACGAGCTCTGCCGTGTCGCGTTCGGCTGGTTGCACTGGCCGCCCGATGTCGCCATGGCGGCGGATGTAAACGCGATCATCATGGGCCATGACGGCGAGCTCGATAAATTCGAGGTCATCGGCTGGATCAAGCGGGAGAAGCCGGCCGGCAAAGGAAAGCAGCCGGTCATGACGGCGGCTCTGTTCCGGGCGAAGTTTTCAAAGATATAGGCCTATAGATAGGGCTTCATGTCGAACGCATCGCCGGCATCCAATGTTCCATCGGTCGCGCAGATCTTGATTTTGCTGACCAATGTATCCTTCGGCGGCGCGCCTTTTGGCTGCGGCATGACGGCATAGTCACGCAGCCAATTTGCCGCTTGATGGCAGGCGTTCCGCTTACTTTGAATTTGCGATTGTTTTTCTCGTTCAGCCGCAGCCATGCTGAGCTTTGCATCTGCCTCCAAGCGTTGAAGACGAACGATTTCAGCAAGTGCGTCGCGGGTTTGTATTTCTCGACTGATGGTTGTTTGGCGTTCGAATTCCTGCCATCCCAAATAGACGCCCCACCCGATTATGACGATGCAGGCGGCTGCAATCAGCCCTTTCAACCACGCGTCCATCCCGGCCCTCCCATTGGCCGCACGCTAGTCGCTTCCCGTCATCCTTGCAATGTGAGGTTCCCTTATGGACGGACAGAGCCTGAATTTCAGCATTACGGGCGACGCGCGATCATTCCAGACCGCCGCGAAGACCGCGCGTGATGCAGCCACCGCGCTTCAGGATCGTATCAATCAGGCGACCGGCGTTGCCGCCAAGGGAACGCGCGAGTGGGTCGGCGCGCTCGCGGATCAGGCGAGGCAGATCGATGCCATGCGGGCGAAGTTCAGCCCGCTCTTCGCGGCCCAGCAGACCTATCTTGCCAATCTGAAGGAGATCAAGACTGCCCATGCGCTCGGTGCGTTGACCGCTGGCGAGATGGCGGATGCCATTGCCCGCGAGAAGGTTTCGTTCGCTGCCAATGTCGTGGCGATCAACAGCGGCCGGAAGGCCATCGACGATTCCACCAAAAGCCTGAAGCTGAACCGCGCCGGCATGATGGAGCTGCAGGCGGCAGGCATCAATGCCTTCCAGGCGTGGGCTTCTGGCATATCGCTGGCGCGCGTTGCGGAAATGGAAGGAACGCAGGTTCTTGGCGCTGTTGTTCAGGGGACCGAGGGCGGCCTGAAGGGTCTCGGACAGACCATCGTTGGGATCATTACAAGGTTTCCACTCCTGACGGCGGCCGTCGTTGCGACCGGCGCTGCCTTTACCGCATATGAAATGCTCGGCCGGCGCAACATCGAAAGTCTTGATGACATTCTGAAAGAGCATGAGGCGAATATCCGTCGTCTCGGCGATGCTTACGACGAAGTCAAAAAGCACGAGAAAGCCTATGCGCAGGGCGATAGCGCGATCACAGTCAACTTCCTTAATGCTCAGGAGTTGAAGAAGGCAGAGGATTTAGCTCGCTCGCAATTGCAGGATGCGTTCGACAGGATTTTTCGCAATTTGAAGCTTGGCGGAGGTTTTGACACCGACACGCAGAAGATTTTGGCCGCGAAGTTTCTGCCCTTCAAGGAAGCAATTGCCGGGCTCACCGGTTTGGACGTTACTAACGGTACGACCACTGTCGGCAAGATCGCGGATGCCCTTCAAAAGGTCACCAGCGTCGACATGTCCAAATTCAATTCGGATGTGTCAAAGATCGGAACGCTCAATCCCGATTTGGCGGGCACCGCTTCCGAGCTTCTGAATATCTTCACGGCGCTCACAAAGACGGTCGACGCCTTCCCACAGCTTTCCGGGCAGGTGAGTGACGCCGATGTGAAATTTGCTGAGCTTCAGCAGGCTATATCAAGGATCGATTCCGACAGCGCGCAGAAAGCGCTGCAAGACTTGCTTGACAAGGCCAAGTCCGGAGAATCCGGCGTCGGTGACGTCACCAGTGCGCTCCAGACGCTGGAAAACACGAACCTCACGCTTGCCGGTCCCATCGCGGCCCTTGAAGACCTGTTCAAGAAGGCGGTAGCGGCCAAGAACGCGCTGAACCCGCAATCGCAGTTGCCGACGCTCGGCACGATCCCGCCGATATATAGCGGCGGCGGGAAGTTCATTGACGCAAATCAGGTCCAGACGGATCGGGCGAACGCGACCAAATCGCAGTTTCAACTCGATCAGGAGAAGATTGCCAAGGGCGCCGACCGCGCCGCTGCCGCATATCAGCAGGTTCTAAAATCTGCGCAGAACCGCATCGACCAGATGCAGATCGAACTGCAACTGACGGGTCAGGTCGGCGTCGCGGCCGATACGCTGCGGAACTATCAGCAACTTCTGGCTCGGGCCACGGATCATGGGCGCACGATCGGCGAAGCCCAGCAGAAGGAGCTTCACGCTCGCGCCGAGGAAATGGCGAAGCTGGAGGAGGCCACGCGCGGCGCGAAGCTCGCCCAGGACCTTCTCTTCGAGCGTCAGCAGATGTTCCGCAGTCCGATCGAGCAGGACGTGTATGCCACCCTCCGTTCGGCGAATATCGACATCAATTCGGCGCGGGGAGCTGCGCTGGCTGCGCAGATCCGCGTAAACGATGAGCTGAAGGATGCGCGCCAACTGGCGGGCGACTTCGTCAGTACCTTCGTCGATGGGCTCCGGCAAGGCGAAAGCGCATGGAAGGCCTTCGGCGATGCCGCTATGTCGGTTCTGGAGAAAATCGAGGACAAGCTGCTTGATCAGGCGCTCAACAGCCTCTTTGGCGGCCTATTCGGCGGCGGCGGTCTCTCCTCGATAGCCCTTGCCGCCGTGCGCGGGGGTGCTGGTGGCCTCTATGCCAATGGCGGTGCCTTCGATGGCGGCAGTGTCGTACCTTTTGCGCGCGGAGGCGTAGTTAACCGTCCTACGCCCTTCAGGTTCGCCAATGGGATTGGCCTGATGGGTGAAGCCGGTCCAGAAGGCATCTTGCCTTTGCGCCGAAACGGTCAGGGTCAGCTCGGCGTGATGGCCTCTGTAGCCAACCAGAACCAGCCCAGTACCGTCTACGCTCCCGTCTACCACATTGACGCCCGCGGCGCCGACCAGGCAGCGGTGACAAGGCTAAAGAGCGCCCTTGACGATCACGTCAAGCACCATGCCAAGATCGTCGCGGCTGCGGATCACCGTCAGCAATTCAGGAAGGTCCGTCCCTGATGGCCCGCTTGCTCGACTATCCCGAAGGGCTGGAGTTTACGGATCTCCAGTTCCTGTCCGGGCCGCGCGCGATCAATGCAAGCGCGACAGAAAGTATCGCCGGCTTCATCCAGACTACTGCATCGCCTTTCGGAGCATGGTCGTTTCAGGTCACCTTTCCGCCTCTGCAGGGCGTGATTGCCCGTCGGCACCGCGGCTGGATCGTGGGGTTGCAGGGCGGCGCCAACGCGACCCGCTTTCCGTTCCCTGACGGCGACCGAATGACGCCGGCAGAGGCAGGGATTACCGGTTCAGTCGAGAGCCAGCCGTGGGGCAACGGAGAGAGCTGGTCGAACGGGAAGGGCTGGCGCGCGACGTATCCTCTCGTGGCGCTCGACGCGCCGGCCGCCATGGGAGACAGCGTCATAGCATTGGCGAACACCTTCTGGGGCTGGCAACTCGATGTGGGCTCACAAATCGGCCTTTCTCCCTTTTATTTCGGCATGCACGTCGTCACCGAGGTCATAGGAGATGGCCGCTATCGCGTCTGGCCACCGCTGCGAAAGGCCTTCGACACCGACAGCTACGCGACGCTTGCGCCGACCCTTGCGGTGCGCCTGACCGGTTTGGATGCTGCCAACATCCAGCGCGATGCGCAGGCCGCCCAGAACATGACGGCAACCTTTGTGGAAGTGTTCGATTACGACGTTCGCGACTACTTCACGGAATAGGCGGTTCCTGTCGCCGTGATGATTGCCCAGCAATTCTTCGACACCGGGTTCGGGTCAGTTCCGTATGTGATCCCATAGACGCCCGAAGCGCCCATGTTGGCCGCTTTCTGGCGAAGTTGGATCACCGCCGTCTCTTTCGTCGGGGGTGGATCGAACATGCTGTTCTTGCAGGCGGTACCAGTCACCTTGCCGAGCAAAGTTGCCCCAGTTGGCGCCGCTTCGGTGACCGTGATGCTTTGGTAGGCGGTCGTGGTCTGAACGATTCCAGCTGATGGCAGCGGGCCGATTAGGGCCGTGTCGCTCTTTCCTGGCGTGTCGGCTGCGCATCCGGTCAGTGCGCACAAAAGCATGATTGAAAAGTGTCCAATTCTCATGATGCCCTCCCGCAAGGGCGTTTACTCTACTTCCAATTGCGAAGTGATCAATGCCGCTGTTTTCCACAGATGATATGGAGAAGCTTTCCGGGCCGCATGTGGCACGGTGCTGGTTTGCCGAACTCGATTTGCCGTCCGGCTTCCAGCGGGTCCACAACGGCGTCGGGCGCGTGACGGTAGGCGGTTACGAGTGGCGCGGCGTCTCCGACCCGATCTCCGGCGTGCTGGTCTCGGTAGATGCCGTGGAGGATCCCCGGTTCGGCCAGGCGGCGGCCGTCACCATCGTGCTTTCCGGCGTCAACGTCGCCTTCTGGAAATCGGTCAAGGCCGACGCTCGTGATCTCGAGGGCCGGGACGCCAACCTCTATTGGGGCGCGTTCGATCCCGAGACGGGCGAGAACATCATGTTCAAGAAGCTCCTGCCGGGAAAGATGTCGGCCCCGACGCTGACGCGGCAAGGCATCGGCGTCCGCTACGTCGGGTTGACCATCGAGAGTTTCTGGCAGGCGCAGAACTTTCCCTTCGGCGGCCGCTGGAACGGCGCGGATCAGCGTCGGCGCTATCCGGGCGACAAGGGCCTCGACCTGGTCGGGCAACAGGTGGCGGAGACGTGGCAGTGAGCCGTGCCGGCGCCCTGGCGGCGTTCCTGAAGCCATTCGCCGAAAAGCCGGTCGAATGGGGCATCGACGATTGCACTGCCGTCTGTGCTCGCTGGCTATGGCAGAACGGTCATGCGTTCGAATTGCCGATCTACCGGACACGTCGCGAGGCGCAGGCGATCATCATCCGTCACGGTGGCCTGGTTGCCACATGGGATGCGCTCCTGCCGACTTCCATCGGCGAGCGCATCGGATCGCCGGAGCTTGGCGACATCGGCATCATCGATACGCGGCGCTATGGACCGATCGGCATCATCGTGGCGGAGGGTGGTGTCTGCCTCTGGCGCGAAGAACATGGCGGCTTCCACTGGATCAAGCCGCGCGACTTCCTGAAAGTTTGGGCTCTTCCGGAATGAAGCTTCTGAAACTGGCGTTTGCCGCCAGCGCATCGCTGCTGGCGTTGACGGCCTGCGCTCATGCCGAGCCCGTCTCCATCGGCTTCGCGCTCTGGGCGACGATCGGCGCCGTGCTGCCCAGCGTCTCCTTTGCGACCTTCGTTGCCATCGGGTCGATCCTGCCCGCGGCTCTGGCGATCGGGGCTCAACTTCTTTTCACGCCTCACCCCAAAATCGACCCCGGCAAATACAAGGACACGTTTCAGGAACAGGACAGTTCGGAGATCAACGCCATCGGCCGCGTCGAGCTGGGCGGTCTTCGCGCCTTCGGCAATACCAATGGCGCCAATCGTTACCGTCTGGTCTGCGCCGCCAAGGGGCCGCTCGTCGCGATCGAGGAATACATGCTCGGTGGCCGCGCGGTCATCGTCGACAGCAACGGCAATGTGTCGTCGCCACCCTATTCGAAGAAGGATGGCAGTTCATGGGTCGTCTGGCGCACGAAGGTCGGTGACGGAACGGAGACGGCATGGACCGAACTGCTCTCCGCATTTCCCGCGATCTGGACTGCGGATCATCGGGTTCGCGGAATCGCCCAAAGCCTGATCAAATACGTCTCGCCCGGCTTCACGAATAAGCTGTTCGTCAAGCTCTACCAGCAGGGCGAGCCGGCGGGTTCCATCATCGCGCGTTTCAACACCTGTTACGATCCGCGCGACGAGACGCAGGACAAGGATGACCCGTCCACATGGAAGTGGTCCGACAATGGGATCCTTGGCGCCACCCGCGTGATGCTCACCTATCCGGATCTGACGGTCGACAACTTCGATTGGGACATGATCGCAGCCGAAGCCGATCGCGCGGATGCCGATGTCGCGACCAAGATCGGGACGGAAAAGCGATCGCGCATCTCGGGCGTGTGGGAATCGGAGTCGAAGCGCGGCGACACGATGCAACAGGTGCTCGACAGCATCGGCGGCGAGGTTGTCACGACGGATGAGGGCCTGATCTACATTCGCCTGATCGACGATGCTCCGGAAGCGGAGATCGAGTTCGAAGCGGTGCACCAGACCGAGTTCAACTGGAAGTCCGGCCCCGACGCGATCGAGCGGCCGAACATCTGCACGCTCAAATACTATTCGCCGGAGCTGAACTATACGCTCGGCGAGATCGATCTGACCGGGGTTTCGTGGGCCAGCAACGAGGACGAAATCGCCCGCTACGGCAAGAAGGAAATGGCGATTGAACTGCCGTTCTGCCCGTCCGCGAGCCAGGCGCAGCGCATTGCGCGTCGCCTATTCGCGCTCGCTCGGGCTGACAGCGGCACGATCAAGACGAACATGGTCGGGCTTGCCGCATGGGGTCTGACCTATGCCGATATCGAGGACAGTGACGCCGAAGAGACGATGCTGGCGAAGATGGCGCCGCCGCGGATCGATGATGAGGCGGGCGAGGTGGAAATACCGTTTCAGGTCTGGCCGGACCTGCCGGCGTGGACTCCTGAAACCGACGAGGCCGATGCGCCAGAGCAATTGCCGGACATCCAGTATGAAACCGACATGGCAACGCCGAACGCGCCGACGGGTGCAATCGCGGTGCAATATGCAGGCGGCTCCTATGAGCTTCGCATTCCGGTCACCGGGGCAGGTGACGGCACGGGCATGGAGGCAAATTTCCGCACCTATGTCGGAACGCTGCCGAATGCCTGGCAGGCGATGAACGAGGTCGACCGCACCATGGCGTGGGTCTCTGGCGACTATCGGAGCCAAAAGATCGATGCGCGGGCCAGGGTTTATAATAGCGATGGGGAAACGTCGTACTTTTCCGATGTTGCCTCCGTGGCCTCCGTCGCCGTGGACAATTCCGCGCCGGCTGCGCCCGTCTTTGGAACGGTCGGCGGCGTGCTCGACGGAGCAATGGGAACCCTGATCGGGTATCAGGCGAGCGTGACATGCGACGCCATCACGGCAGTCAAGATCGTGATGACCGCGACCGGGGCATCAGGCAAGACGGTGGATCACCGGCCGGGCCAGACGCAATTCATCACCGGCGGCATTTCCCTGCCGATTACCTTCACCGCGATCGCCTATTCGTCGGACGGCACCGCGAGCTCGACAACGACGAAAGTATTCAACGGCTAGCCCGGAGATCAGCTTAAATGGTTGTTTTGACGAAGTCCGGCGCGGACGTTTTCGCGCCGACCGACGGCAATAGCGTTCCGCGCAAGGTCGGCAACGAAGACGCCCAGACCTGGGCGACCGAGATCGAGCGCGGCATAGCCAATCCGTCTGCCCCCTCTTACACCGTCGCGACCGTGCCGAGCGCGGCGACGAGTGGGGCAGGGTCTATCATTTTCGTTGCCGACGAAGGTGGCGGGGCAGTCCTTGCTTTCTCCGACGGGACCGACTGGCGCCGTATCACCGATCGCGCCGTTATCAGCTGATCTCAGCAATCGATCATTTTTGGAGCATCCCGATGGGGCTTTTCACCAAGCTCGCCAAAGACATATTCGCGGCTTTCGACGCGATGGGAAACCCGCGCAAGGTCAAGAACGAGGAGGCCCTTACTTGGGGAACTGAGGTTGAGGTCATACTCAATGCAGCCGTCGCGAGCGGCGCTCTTGTCTATGCGACCAAGGCGGATATCGATGCTGATCTGGCGCACCCGGCCAATGTGGGCGGATGGGTCGTAGCCGACACGACGACCGCCAACAACGGCATCTATGTGAAATCCGGTGCATCGGGCTCCGGCTCATGGACGCGTAAGGCGAACTTGCCGCAGGGCACGAATGGAGAGGATGGCGCGCCGGGATCATCCGATGTGGTTGGGACGTCCGCTTCCTCGGTCGCGATCGGAACCGGATCGAAAAGCTTCACCGTCGTGGAGGCCGATCGCGGCTGGGGCGTCGGCGCGCGGCTCCGTGCATCCTCGGTCTCAGCTCCCTCGAACTGGATGGAAGGCGTCATCACTGCCTATTCCGGGAATGCACTGACGGTCCTGGTTGATCTGGTCGGCGGAAGCGGAACCAAGAATGACTGGATCTTCAACCTGGCCGGCGTTCAAGGCGCGAAGGGCGACAAAGGGGACCAAGGCGATACCGGCCCGCAGGGGTCGGCGGGAGGCACGGGTGCGGCCGGGTCGGACGGCGCGGCAGCCACGATAGCCATCGGCACGGTGACCACGGTTGCGGCCGGTACGCCGGCATCGGTGACGAATGCCGGAACGTCTGCCGCCGCGGTATTCGACTTCGAGATCCCGAAGGGAGCCGACGGCGACGGTTCGGGCGACATGCTCAAGGCTACCTACGATCCGCAGGGCAAGAATGCGGATGCCTTCGACCGCGCCAACCACACCGGGACGCAATCCGCCGACACGCTTACCGACGGCACCACGAACAAGGCCTACACGGCAACAGAAAAGACCAAGCTGGCCGGCATCGCTTCAGGAGCCGACGTGACCAGCGCCACGAATGTCGCCTCGGCGATCCACGGCGCGACGAGCAAAACGACGCCGGTAGATGCTGATGAGATCGGCCTGATCGACAGCGAGGCCTCCAATGCGCTGAAGAAGCTGACCTGGGCGAACCTGAAAGCAACGCTGAAGAACTATTTCGATACGCTCTATGTCTCGCTGGCCGGCGCGACGATGACCGGCACGCTCAATCTCGCAGATCAGCTTCTCCAGCGACCGACGATCGAGGACTATGCCGAGACCATTAACGCCCTCGGCACGGTCGGAGCGTCGCCAACGATCGATCTCGAATCCGGGAACGTCATCACGGCGACGGTCGCCGGCACCGCGCCGACGTTCGCATTCTCCAATCCATCCGCTTCGGGGAAATGCTGCAGCTTTACCCTGATCCTCACCAATGGCGGGCTGGAGACGATCGTCTGGCCGGCAAGCCTAAAATGGATGGGCGATGCCGCACCGACACTGAACAGTGCGGGCGTGGACGTGTTGACCTTCTTCACCGTCGATGGTGGCACGACCTGGTATGGCGCTTCGGCGGGGACGGCGACCACATGATGGCCAACCGCGCTCTTCTCGCCGCGAGCAATCAGGGCCCGGCACCAGCAACACCGGCGAATGCTGTCTATGCCGGAGCGGCGTCTGCTTCGTTTTCGTCGAGCGTCACGCTCACCAACGTTCCGATCGGAACGGCCGCCGATGACCGTGAGGTCTTCATCTTCGTCGGCATCAAGCCGGGAAGTACTTACCGTTCACTGACCGGCGCGACCATTGGCGGCGTCACGGCCACAATCCATGGGCAGACCGACGACTCCACTTACAAGTACAATATCGCGCTGATCTCGGCGCCGTTGGCGAGCGGGACGGCGGCAACCGTCGTTCTGACCTTCTCGGGCAGCGGCAGCGGCAACGTCTATCTCAACATCTACGCCGCCACCGGGCTGCAATCCACGGCGGCAATCGATGTTCAAGCCAAGAAGTATGCCGCCGCAGACAAGGAGGTCACGCTTCAGACGCTCGTCTCGGCGGTCAAGGACGGGATCGCCCTGGCTGCTGGCTGTTTGCAGGGCAACACCACGTCCTACGATCTTTCGGGAGTTACTGAGGAATTCTCGACGCAGATGGATTACTTCAACCCCCAATACGTGATGATGGTCGTCGGCAGCGCCGAGATCGACGCCGACAATCCAAGCTATCCGGTCAACTTCACATCCTCGGATGGTACGACGGTGCATTTCGACCGGTCGCTGGTCGCATCGTTTCGGTGAGCGGACTTCCGCATAGCCGCATCTCGCCAAATTCCAACTCTTTCGAAGGCCGGAAGGACCTCTAGATGGCTCTTGCCCCTCTCGACAAATGCACGGTCACCGGCCCGGTCCTGAAGCCGGATGGGACTCCGTGTTATCCAGGCTCGGTCGTCTTTGCCCTGTCGAAGCGGGACAGGGATGGCGATATCATCGTTGTGCCGGCACCCATCACGGCTGACGTTGATGCCGACGGCAATATCTCGGTCGATCTTTGGCCTAACTCGGATGGCTATGCCGGAACGGTCTATTCCGCGACCATCATGCTCGGGAAGAAGGGGACGGCGAGAACCCAATATTCTTCCTTTCAGGTCGTCGTTCCCGATGCGGATACCGCCAAGCTGGCGGAGATCATGGAACTCTCTCCGCCAGATTCGGTGGATGACATCGAGGCCGCCATTCGAGAGGCGCAAGGCTATGCGACCAGCACGCATAACGATGCCGTCCAGACCGCTGCAGACAGGGCCGTTGTCGAGCCCATAGCGGAAGATGCCGCTGCCATCGCGCCCCATATCGGTGCTGTTGTAGCCGTCAACGGGATCGCCAGCGAGGTCGAAGCCCTTGCCGCCATTACCGCGAAGATCGTGACGCTGGCCGGGATATCGGACGATGTCTCGGCCGTCGCCCTGATCGCGACGGCGGTGAGCGCGGTCGCGGCGGCCGGTGCCAATATCACCGCGCTCACCGCCGATCTTGCGAATGTCGATTCCGTCGCGGATGCGCTGACAGCCATCAATGCGGTGGCACTGAAGCTCGACGATGTCTCCGCCGTCGCCGCGGTCCATGCGGCGGTGAGCGCCGTTGCCGGTGCACTGGATGCGATCGGGGCGGTCGCGGACAATCTCATCCCGATCGGGAAGACGGCCGACATCCATGACGAGATACAGGCCGTCGCCGCCATCGTCGACAAGATCGTCACGGTCGCCGGCATCCAGGATGATGTGTCCTTGGTAGCAGCGATCTCGGCCAAGGTGACGGCCGTCGCCAACTCGATCGACGACGTGAATGCGCTCGCCGCGGCGCTGGCTGATGTCCATGCTGTCGCCGGCATCGTGGATGAGCTGAACACGGTGGCGAGGATTTCGGCCGATGTGACCACGGTGGCGGATGCCATCAGCTCGGTCCAGGGCGTAGCGGCTCTTTCTGGTGCGGTTACGACCGACACCATAGGCTGGACGGACGTTTCCGCCTCGGGGTCGGTGACGGACGGGGCGCAGATCTTTTACTGGCCCGACACGCTGCGCGAAACGGATGGATTCCTCACCAAGCTCGAAATCGGCGTCAACGCGGGCAAGACGCTGACCGTTTCCGTAGATCGGCTGAACGAGGATGGCACGCTGACGCATGTCGCAGACTATGCGGTCGCCGTGCCGGCCGGCGCGGCCGTCGTCGATGATCTCGACATTCCTGTCCCGGCCGGCTGCGTCGTCGGCGTCGGCGGTGTCGCCGGCATCTATTATGAGACCACGGGAGGAAACCCGGCCTACTGGTTCACGGCTGCGGTTCCCACGGTCGCGACGCCCAAGACGATCTCGATGGGGAACAAGATCCATTCGCGGTTCACGCTCAAGGGCGATGTCCGCAGCAAGGCCGAAATAGCCTACGCATCTTCGCAGGCCGCCGTGGCCACCATCGGCGAGAATGTCGATGCGGGGTGGCTTGATATCGTGTCTACCGGCACCGCCACGCCGGCTCAATTCACCGTCATTCTAAGGGACAGCCCCGCCCCGCAGGACGGCTACATCGCCGATGTCACGATCGGAGCGAGCGTGGCCGGAGCGGTCAAGGTCATGGCTGTCTCCGTCGTGAATGGCGTTGCCGCGGAGATCGGCGCCTCGAAGACCGTTGCCGTTGCAGCAGGAGTGCAGACCCTCGAGGTCGGCATCCAGATTGCGGAGGGCCAGTATGTCGCCTTCACCCCCCAGCAAAACGGCGCTTTCCAGTTTCAGGCGAACTCCAACCCGACCGGCGTCCGCTTCTGGTATAAGACGGGCTCTCCGCTCGCGGAAGGCGATGCGCTCACGGCCACGACATTGCACCGCTTTGAAATCGCGGCCACGATCAAGACAGGCCTCCTCGGTTCTCTCGCGGGCGGGGTGCCAGCGGTTCAGGCATCCGGCAACGGAGATGATGAATCGGCCGCGTTCTCGAAGGCCGCCGCGCCGGCGAATACCGGCTTCGTCCCGGCCGGCCAATATGTCGTCACCGGACTGGCGGCCTCGGGGCATGGTCTATGGGGCCCTGGCAAGCCCTATCTGAACGGCATCCGGTTTCCGCTGCCGCTCAAACCGCAATCATACACGCTTCTGGAACAGGTTCGGGAGAACCTCATCGAGCATGCCGCCGCCGGCGATGTCCTCGCTCTGATCGGCGATTCGATCTCGCATTTTTATGCAGCGTCGATGGGATCGCGACACTGGTTCAACATGTTCACCGCATGGCTGAACTACGGGATCGCGGCCGATGAGCCGATCATGACGGCGCTGCGGCCGTCCAGCACTTATGTCCCGACCTTTTATGGGGTGACGGTCAGCGGCAGCGTCTCCACGGGGACCAAGGGACCGCTTCAGGAGAGCCTTATTCTCGCCGACGGCGCCTCTCTCTCCTTCGCCGGAGCCTATGAGCAGGTGGACGCCTGGTATACGCAGCAAAGCGGCGCTGGCGATCTGATCTTTTCCTTCGGCGGGACGGACTATAAGACCATCTCCTGCGACGGGGCGACCCAGACAGACATGTTCAGCGCGGCGGGCGCCACAGGCCAGTCGGCCAGCGGCACCTATGCAATCCGGGCATCCAGAGGGCCGGTCGAGATCACCGGGCTCCTGCGACTGGCACCATTGTCGGGAAACCGCAAGAGGTTCAGGACCGGTCGCTTCGCCCATGGGTCCTACACCTTCGCGAATTTCGGCTCGGCGGCCGTTGCGTCCATCCTGACGCAGTGCACCTATGCCGGCGGGGTATGCGTTCCCATCCTCGCGCTGGGCATCAACGATTCCTTCGGAACCAACCCGACCTCGATCGTCTCGATCGCGGAGGCGGTGATTGATGGGCTTGTGGCCGGCGGTGTGCCGCGCATCTTTGCGCTGCCGCCCATGCGCCCGAGCTCCGCGTGGAACAGCTCTTACACAGGAGGGCGAACGTTCGATCCGGCGCAGGGAGCACTTCGGCGGCTCTACAGGGAGAAGGGCGTCATCGTCCTGCCCGTTGACGGGATCGACATGACCGGGCTTGGCAATCAGGCTGACGGCCTACATCCGAACGATGCTGGCAACGACGCCATGCTGGTTGCGGTAGTAGAGCGGTTGGCGAGGCTCTGAACGATGATCGTCGACTTCTCATGCCGCCCGGCGTCGGCGTCGGCAGACACGTCGCCTCTCCAATTTCTCAGTTCTATCGCGTTTGCCGCGTCTTGCGATTAGTGTCACGACCCATATCAGAATTGGGGCGACTCCTTCCGGGCGGACGAAGAATGGACAAAGAGCGGTTCGATACATTTCTCGCACTCGCGCAGTACTGGGCAGATCGCAAGGAGGCTAGATCCCAGATAGAATGGAAGGTGACTCTGGGAATATGGGCAATTCTGGTGGGTGCAATAAGTCTATATGTGAATAGACCGTTCCACTGCCCCTATTGGCTCCTAACGATTATACCTGTGGCGCATGCACTATGGCTTCGCGGCATATGGGTAGGCGATTCGCATGACGCGCGGATGCGAAACTATTGGGTGTCGGCGGCTCAGGATCTGGCTGAACATTCATCTATGCAACCTTTGAAGCTGGCCGCCCGACCCACATGGATCAAAGGTCACCGAAAGGCTTTCGGCTTTTTGGCTTCATGGTCACCTGTGCTGCAATTAGCAATTACATTGTTGTTGACGGTATTTCTCGCATTGCTGGCCAATGGCGATGTGCTTCTGCGAGTAGCAAATTGATGCAGGGCGCCGCCGCGTATGTCCGCGCTATATGCGGCGTCGGGCGGCTATTGGTCGGGAAGCTTTAGCGCCCGGTCCGCAGGGGTTGAGGGTACTGCGCGGCCGGGCGCCGTCAGCGCGTGGACAGGCTGACGGGGCAAGCTAAGCACATCCTGACCATGCCGGCTAGCTCAAACAGTCGCAGGAGAGCGGCCTCAACGTTTTAGACGCTCCCTTCGCCGGTTTCGGGCCATCGCAAAGGTCGTCTCGACAAGCAGCCTTGCCCTTTCGGCGACCTCTGCAACCTCCGCCGAGTATTTGTCGGGTGAAGCTTCCAGCTTTGACACGTCGAGCTGCTCGAACGCCAGCGCTCGAAGCCTCTTCAGCCACTTCCCGCCCTCGATGCCCTTCGTCTCGGCAAGGTCGACCAGCAGTGCCGACCACAGGACGAAGTTGGCATTTCGAACGGCGGAATATTCGCAAATGAACCTCTGAAGTTCAGTCATTCGTTTCCCCTCGTGATGACCGGCCTCATCAAAGCATCGAGCCCGGCCGCTGTCGAACACATCCTGAAAGGCAAAACCATGCGTCTCGCCTCCGAATGGAAGCGGGTGCTCCGCCATGCGTGGAGCATCCGTCTCATCGCGCTTGCCGGCGTGCTGTCCGGCATCGAGGCCGCCCTGCCGCTATTCGGCGGGCTGCTGCCGATCCCGCCGGCGGCCTTCGCTTTCGCCACCCTCATCGTCGTCGCCGCGGCCTTCGTCGCCCGGCTTGTCGCCCAGGAGAAGCTTCCCGATGCCGAATAGCCGCATCCGCGCCAGCGGCCGCGCCAAGGGCGCGATCGCCGCCATCATGGCCGTCGCCACGCTCTCCGGCGGCGTCTGGTACGTCGCCCGGCCGGGCGAAGAGCCGGTTCCTGCCGCCGTCGCACTGGCCGAGGAGACGCTTGTCCGGCCATGGGAGGGCGAGAAGCTGCGCGCCTATTATGACCGGATCGCACGGCCGCCGGTCTGGACCATCTGCGACGGCGACACCGAGAACGTGCGTCCCGGCATGGTCGAAACGCCTGCCGGCTGCGACCGCCGGCTGAAGAAGCGGCTGAACCGGGATTTCTATCCGGGGCTGAAAGATTGCGTCGCCGGCTTCGAGAAGAAGCCGGTGGCGTGGCAGGCGATGATGATCTCGCTTTCCTACAATGTGGGCTTAAGCGCCGCCTGCGGCTCCAGCGCCGCCCGCCTCGGCCGGGCCGGACAGTACCGGGAGAGCTGCATCGCCGCCACCGCCTATAACCGCGCCGGCGGCCGCATGGTCATCGGCCTCGCGCACCGCCGCGAGATGGGCGACGCCGCCCGCATCGGCGAGGCCGAGCTCTGCGTCTCGGGGCTGTGAGCATGGACGAAGAGAAGGCTCCTCCCGGCTTCGAAGATGAATGGCGCACGAGCAGCAAGTTCCGGATGATGGTTCGAGAGCAGAGAAAACTTGGCGCTCGGCAGGAAACTACCGATGTTTCGGCACCGACACGCAAGAAGGCATCGTACGTTGGAGTGCCAGCCATCTTCAAGCTGAAGCTGGCCTGCATGCATCTCGAACAGGCCTATGGCGACAGCTTCGGTTGCTACCTGGTCGGGAGTGCGCTGGAGCGGGCTGACTGGCGCGATGTCGACGTCGTGATGATCCTCGACGATGAGCGTTTCCAGCGCGAGTTTCCAGATGCGGAGATTCGCGGTGGCGCTTTCGAGTGCGATCCGAAATGGCTGATTCATACTGTCGCGATCTCCGAATGGCTGAGGGCACAGTCCGGACTCCCGATCGACTTCAAGTTCCAGCCACAGACATGGGCGAATGAACGCCACCTCGGTCGCCGGGATGCGATCGGCATGCGGGTTGTGAGGTGCAAGGACAAATGTTGACGCAGATCCGCCTCTACCTCCTCGGTGGCGCGCTGCTGGCCTTCCTGGCGCTCGGGGGCGTCGCGCTCTGGTATCGCGGCGAGGCGATCTCTGCCGCCGCTGCCCGCGACAAGGCGCAGGCGGCACTTGCCACGGCCGTGGAGGCCAACAGGCAGGCGGCCGCCACCATCGACGCCATGACCGAACAGTCGCGCCTCGACGGGCGCCTGGCCGCCGATCTGGCGGCAAAGAACCGGCAGCTCGCCGACGATCTCTCCGACAAGGATGCGCAGCTCGATGAAATGGAAAAGCAGAATGCGGACCTTCGCAAGTTTCTCGGCCAGCCTGTGCCTCCTGAGCTTGGCCGCCTGTACGCACATTGAAACCGTCATGGTGCCGAAGCCGGTGAAGCTCACCGTGCCGCCGGCTCTGGTCGAGCCATGTCCAAAGCCGGATCGCCGCAAATGGTCGACGGTGCAGGACATCGTTGCAACGGCGAACACCAACGAAGCGCGCCTGAAAGCGTGCGCCGCCCAGGTCGACGGCGTCAGGGCGTGGGACGAGGGGCCGAAGCCATGAACCACCTTCGCCGCATGTGGCGCGAAGCCATGCCGGAAGATCGGTTCATCATCCTGTTCGGTCTGGCGCAGATCTTCCTTGGCGTCTTCACCGCGTGGCTTCTTTGGCCCGCTTAATCGCAGTGCATGAACCAGGGCGGACGGGCGGAAATGGCGGGTCGCAACATGAGCACGGACGCGATGATCGGTGAGATCGGCGGCAAACTGGAGATGCTGATTGCCAGTAATAAGGACGCTAGCGAAAGCCGCCGGCGGACGCATGAGAAGATCGACGCACTGGGCCAGGAAGTCCATGAGCTGCGCGCCGGTCTAAAGGATCTGTCCGATCGGGTGACCGAGATCGAGCCGACCTGGAAAGACTATCTGCGCAAGCAGGACCAGGTGCGCGGGGCGGGGACGCTAGGGAGGGCGATCTGGAAGGCGGGGGGCTGGATACTTGCCGCAGCCGTCGCGCTTGTCGGCTTCTATGCCTGGGTGACGAGCCATATTACGTTTCGACCGTGATCGGCGCTGGTGCACCGATCCGGAGACGGCAGTAATCGCGGCCGACGGTAGATCAGTAGTTCGCGCGAAGTCTAAGAGAAATTGAATACCACGCCGGACAAATCCAGCTTTCTCTCGTGCTGATCGTCCGATTTCTGTTCGAACGCCGGCCGTTCGGTTTCATCCGCACGCTGAAACTCATATTCTGGCATCGGTGCGGCAACGAGCGGCTGGCTGAGACGCTTTGCTTCCACAGTTCGATTGTCAGCAGACATGAGATGGCTCCACGTTCAATGAAGATGGATAGTAGTGCTTACGCTTTATCCAGCGGAAACCCTCAAACTTCGTTACAGTCGCGACGTCAAGGTCTCCGCCGACGGTGTTGGCGCCTGGCATGAAACGCACGAATGACACAGTAGTTTCCGCCAAAAACTTCGCCAGATCGATCGCATCCTGTACAGGCATCGAGGGCTCCAGAATCTGCGCCTGAGACGCACTGGCTAGTCTTTGTGTCAAAACGCGGGCATCTTGCTCCGAAATTCCCGACGCAACAAGTACGCCCATCGTTGCTGGCGATATGCCTAATACCAGACGGGAGCATGCGTCAGGCTGACCATCCCATTCGATCGTGCAATTTTCCTCGCCAGCAAGAAGTTGTGGATCAGTTTTTCCCGCCGGGCTGAACTGGAATTTCCATAGCTCGCTCCCTGAACCGGCCGTCGAATATCCTCCGACGAAGAAGCTGAACGAAGAGGATTTGTGGACTGGCTCGGGCAGAGCGTCAAAGAGGTCGGAAAAGCGCCCTCGGCAATATTTTGCCACCTCCTCGATTGTGAAGCTGTTGACGTCTATGCCCGCCGAGCCGGTCATGATTTCCTTGCGAATCTCCTTGGCAATGCGCGAAACGGACATCCGGCCGAAATTGCCGAGGCCGCATGTCATGGCGCTGATTGGCTTATTGCGGATGAGATTGAAGACCTTGTGGCCATAGTTATAGACGCGCATCACGGCTTGGTGACCGTTGCCGTCGGACGTAACCATGGAAGATGCGCTGTCGGCGGCAAAAACGAGGCAGTCATGCACTTTGACTGCGATGCAGATGGTCAATTTCTTCCCCCCAGAAGCCGCCCGCATAAAAGCGATTCTAGCAGGGATTGTAAAGACGGCCTGAATTAGACTTTTCGCGAACTTGCCCCGCTGGCTTCGGCCGGCGGGCTTTTCGCGTTTCGGGCCGCGTTCATTGATGCGCTACCCGAAATGCCGCCCCTCGCGGACGAAGATGTCCGCCTCTCTGGCCGCGCCTATGAACGCTTTGCGCACGGCGCCGGCGTCCTTCTTCCCCCTCAGATGATCCACGCAGGCCTTTACCGCCTTGCGGTAGAGCGCGCCTTTGTGGGCCGCCGGCCATTTCTCGGTGAGCCGCTCCGCCGCCTGGCGCGTATTGGTGATGTTGGCGAGCCGGCCGGGCTGGTCCGTCTCGATCGTCACTACCTCGAAATGATCTTCGGCCATACGCTTACTCCACGCTGGCCGATTCAATGCGAATGCTGGCGGTAGGTTCCGACCAGCGCTATTTCTGTCGGATGAGCGAGACCATCCAGCACTTTTTATCGAGCGGCGACACCTACGAGATTTGCTGCCACGCCTGCCATCATCATGCGAAGCTGGACATGGTGAAGCTCCGGGATCGGCTAGGACCGGATCATGGCTGTCTGCATGACGACATCATCCACCTGTTTCGCTGTTCCAAATGCGGAGAAAAGCGACAGCTCGGGCTGCTCCGGACGCCGCGCGGAAATGACAAACGGGGGCAGGGCAGGGCGCATAGCGGGTCGAACCTTTACGCCAAGGCGAAGGGCGGGTGAGCCATCGTAAAGCCGGAATTTGGTCGGCAGCTAACGCAAGGGAACGCTTGACCGGACAGGCCTGTTACCCCTAATGCGTGCGCTGGACAAAAGCCGGTGAAAGGAACCGCCTCGGACTGAGCCTCTTATTGAGCCACATAATGTGCCACATGCGCCGCATTGAACGGTAAAAAGCACAATGGTTTCAATGAAGGGAACATGGTGCGGTTGCTCTCCACCCGCACCA